TTTGAATATGAGTAAAATATTTTATCACCTGTCCTAAACTGAGTATTAGTGTTAAATGTAATAATTGAATTTTCAATCTGACTATTATCTGTTATGATTAAAGTAGACTCCTTTACTTTAGCATTTATTTGCTTTGAAAAATCAGAAAAAGTATTAGTTCCTTTATTAATAAAAGATGGTAAAGAATTGGATGTTACATAGGAATTCTCATTTTCAATGTAAACATTTTGAATATCTGAAATAATAACATCATTTCCATGTTCAATCGGTGTTTCTGAACTATTTGCTTTATTTAATTTTTTTCTTAATTTGTAAGATACACCTGATTTAATATTACCTTGACCACCTTTGAGTGTAACATTATTATCATTAATAATTTCTACAAAAGGATTATCAGTTGTAATTATCTTATTTGTATCTCTCTCAACAATCTCGACAAAATCACCTTTTTTCAAGCTTGATTTATCAGTTTTGCTTGATAAATCAAAAGTTGTTGAAACACTCGATGAAAAATCAACATCATCTATAAAATAGGAGGAATTAGTGTTATAAATCCATGAATTGCAAAATATTTCCTTATAAGATTTACTTGGATTTATAAGATCTTGATCTGGGTTTTCAACTTTATCACCAATCAATTTGACTGATATAACCTCTCCCTCCTGCACATCTACTTTACCTAGTTGTTCAAAATCAGATAAAACACCAGTCAATCTTAACACAACTTTCTTATCTAAATCTCCATCTTCAAATCCAAAATACGTTATGTTAGATCTAACATTATCAGTCGGATTAATAGTGTTATCTATACCTGAACAATTTAAAAATTGATTTATAGTTTTATTTGTATATTTTATTGTATTATTTCCAGATATAATCGTACCAGAAGTTGGAAATCCAATTGTAGAGTCAACAGAAATTACACTTGATTGAGGTGTTACAGTTTCAGTGGATTTTGAATTGGGAACAATAACAAAATCATTTTCTATATCTCCTGATTCATCATATCCAACGAATAAACCAATTTTGAAATATGTGGTTATTCCTGTTACACCAGATTCTCTTCTTTCAAAAGGTTCAATATCTGAAATTGATGCATTGATGTTAATATCGAGATCACTTCTGAATAATGTCTGTCCTGCCAATCCTTTTAACAAACTTTGTCCTTTTAATTTGATTGGATTTCCTTCTAACAATTCAGCAACACATACTCTTCTTCTTACATAATCAGCAGAAGATGGTTTGATTAATCTTTCTTCTAAGTTTATAATTTTTGGAGTGATTCCATATAAGACATTAAAGAGTATTCTAAATGACTCATCCGTACCTTTTGTTTGATATAATGATCTCGCTTCACCTATAAAAGTTCCCACATCCAAATTTGATTGGAAATCTGTTTCCTCTAAACCAGGTAAGAATGTGGTTTTAAATTTTTTATAAAATTCTTTTAAAAATAAAGAACTTAAGTTCACAACTTTAGATGATTCTTCATGCTCTGCTGCAGATGATGTGCTGAACACTAAATCCTCTTTACTTGTATCTGAATGATAGCTAGTTATTCCACTAAAACCTCGCACACAACCAATAAAACTAACTGGTGTAGAATCTGTATATGTAATAATTTCATCATTAATTTTGAGCAATCCGTAATGATTTGGAAATCCTTTCGTGCTAGAAACATTAATTATTTGATCACCAATAGTAGTAATACCAACTGTAGTTGAACTATCAACTATAACTTCTGGTGTTAAATTATTAACATTTAAATATTGTTCTAAATTATCAGATATATCACTCGGACCACCTTGATATTCTTGAGATGTGTAATATTGTTTTAAAAAATCAACTGTAAGAGGACTTTCCTCCTTGATAAAATCAGGAAGTTGATTTAATATAACATCTTGTATTTTTACTTTGCTTATAATTCCTGTTTCTATCATGTTCGAATTATTTTACCATTTGGATAACTTGATGAATAAAAATCTCTAGTGAATTGAACTCCAGAAACTTCATCTCCTGATGAGATAACATCCCTAACCATATTTATTGTACTATTTGAGATGTCTAATGAGACATACAAATCTTTAAGTCCAACTACATCATTTGATCTTGGAAAAACTTGAACTTCGATTGTATTATTGGGTTTAGATGTAGATAAGAAGTTAATCGTCGATAAATTTATTTCACCCTTCTCATAATCAATTGATCCTGCGGATGAAACAACGACTTTAATTGTGGAATCATTCAATATTTTTATTATTCTTAAAACACCTGTCTTTAAATCAGCATTTGGAAGATCTGATAGATATAAAGTTCCAGATTGACCAAAAATAGTAAATCCAGTGGATTTAATATTAAATCCTTTGGGATCTACATAAAATTTATTACCATAACATAATTCATATTGAGCAAATTGATTTATTAATACTTTTAAGTTCCTTCTAATTCTTATTTTAGTAATATTCGACGTAATTGCCTTGTTTGTATTATCAATAACACTTAATAATTTACTATATTTCAGTCTACCACCAAATTTATTCAAATTAATTGATTTTGAATAAGTGATAAGTGAATTTGTAACATTTGTCTTTAAATTATCGGCAGATGAAACAAGAGAATTATTATAATAGATGTTCGAATCAATCTCAATATATAATAACTTCAAATCTATAATTTTTTGGTTAATTCCCGATATTGTATATTGTTTTAAATTAGATAATATTTGATTTTTTGAAAAATCAGAGACTAAATCACCATTTTTTGGTTTTATACTTATCGCAACTGTTCCAAATTCTGGAGGATCAAGTTCT